GGAAAGACTGTCAAAAATCAGCACGGCGGCGACTCAACTTGTGATGGCAACTCAAGAGTCTCGATGACGACATCCAACATAGGCCATTCGAGCATCCGCAGACGTTCAACCGCTTCAGCCTTCATCTGCTCCTGGATGAACTGGACGGTAGATTCAGATTCATTATTGAAGGCAATAACTGACTCAATCAAGGCATGGACTTGATTAAGTTGAGTGGCAATTTTTATACACAACTGACTCTGTTCGTGTTGGCCCTCATGTTCATGCACAACAGAATTGTCAAGATAAACATCCATCCATCTTTTGATTTCATTCATAGCTAAGTCGAGTTTCATGATGCACCTTGATTGTAGCGTTTAAGAGCGACTTGTGTGAGTTCGTTCTGTTCTTCAAAGGAACGAAGGTTGAGTGTGGCACTGACATGATGATAAACCTTGGCATCACCACAGATAGCCGGGGTTACTCCGATGGATTTGAGTTGATCCACCACAACATTATCTGCACACCAGAATGGATAAATCTCGTTAAATCCACCCAGATAATCCCAAATTTTACGACGAATAAGAAAGCACCAGCCCATGAAGTGTCGAGCGACTTGAGTCCCAAATTCTATGCCATCCACGCTCACAGGGCCACTAGGGTCTACCGGAGACACTACGAGTGGACGTGATTGAGCCATGATGGGAATAGACCCTTTGAGGAACTCTACATCATTGTTAGCTACAACGATGTCATGCGATGTTGAAGCATTACGAATGGCAAGATTCACTAATCGGTTATAATTGAATGGTTGTTCATCATGTAGAATGACGGCGTTTCGATAAAGATGCTGAGTGCGTTCTACAACGATGACACGGACTGGGGCTTGAGTGCATTGATGTGCTGAGTCTATCGCCTGTTGCGTCATCCTATGAAGCGCAGGTGTTATCGCTTCGCTGATGATAATAACATCAATCATCAATGTTTCCTAAGTGAACGTGAAGTGGAATTACTATAACGATAGTAGTACAAGACTTCTGCAATATGAGCATCACTGGCTATCTTTGGCTTTAGGTCTCTGGCATACTGTGCATCTTCGCCAAACGAGATGTCACGAAAATCAGGTGCAATCTTGGCCCGCACGGGACAGAGATGGTTGGGTAAGCGTTCATAGTGCGTCGGCAGGTTTGCATCGCACTCGTAGGCGCTCGAATAGATGCAAGTCTTAGGATCGCTCCCATTCAGAGTGACAAGTGCATGAAAGGTCACTACATCACTTGAATAGCGTAGGATACCTTCTGTGATGGCTTCCAGATAAGACTCCGCTACTGCATCATCATCATCCACAAAGACAATATATTCGCCTTTTGCAAGATGCTTGAGTTCGTTACGCTTCTTACCAATAGATCGCTGTCCTTGATCCATCAGTGAAACAATCTCAATAGAGTCTCGTTGTGGAAGCGCCTGTCTCTGTTTCAATAGTGTTTCATGTACGTCATTGAAAAGGAGTCTTCGTTCAGGCAAAGTCGGAATCAGTACAGAGAGTATCATGCAGTTTCCTTGTTTGAATACCTGTATTCTACTCTATTTTACTGGAGTTGTCAAGTAATTTTAAAGGTATTGGAACGACGATCTTGCTGGCGGTTGCAATCAATAATACTTGGGCTCACTCGATGGTCTGCAAGATTCGGCAGCACCAGCCAGTAGAACATCTTTTGTTCACGCATCATGTACCCAATAGCCACATCCCATGCCGTGGGATTTAGAGTGCGATCATGCCAGTTAAGTACATAGCGATGAATAGGTTTAATGAGTGCGCGTGGAATGTAGAAGCAGACGCCACCCACAAAGCGATAATGAAATCCTGATTCGCTCGTGGCATCTTGATCGAACTTTGAAAAGAACTGAATAACGTGTTCAGGATGCTGTTCAACTTCTGCCTGCATCTTCTCAATGAAGTTGTTGCAGAGAATGGCGTCATCCTCAATGTGCAGCACTCCTGCTACTGACTCATCCAGTTCAAAGCATCCTTCTAGTATGTCAAGAAAGTGAACGTAGGGATCGCCACGCAAGTCCATGTAAACCATTGCATTAAGATCAGCTAGTTCCTTTTGCAGCATGATGGCCCAAGCAACGCGCTGTTCACTCAGTTCTGGATGACCGTTGTAGGTGCGAATGATAGCCTTGATGTTCATTTTAGCTTTGCTCACCGTTTATCTCTTACTGTGATGGTCTTGATGTTCGCTCTTACCGCCTTCAATCACAGTAATTTTATCACGTCGCGCATCAGCAAGATTTCTGACCTTGCCCTTCCAAACATAGTTTGGATTTAGACGATAGCACTTTACATTACCGATGCGTGGTGACTCCAGGATAATCTTTTTAGATGTCAGTAATCGCATGGCACGGGAGGTATGCTGTCTCTGCATCCCAAGTGCTTCAGCTATGTCTTTCTGAGAATGATGGATGTAGTTCTCAAAGTCCAATACGCTAAATAGGTGCATGAGCACTCTCAAAGATTCACCCGTCATGTCTCGATCTTTGGCGATTTCAGCAAAACTATCTTGGAAGAACATAAACCATCGCTCCGTTATTTTTGGTCGAGTTGGAACATATACTAGACATCCAGTTAAAAATTCACCAGTATTTGTATCGAACTGACCTATTCTCTTCCGCATCGTTTCATCCATCGTTTTAACCATAATAGGTATGATTATAACCTTTTTTGGTTAAAACCGTCAATCTAATATACTGAAAATCAACGACTTTTTCATCCTCTCTTATGTATCATGTAAGAATGGTTGGATGCCAGAACACTCCATTCCATCCACAATCTCATGAGCGTGACATCTTTTGGATAGATTAACCACACTTTGAGTAGTAACATCCTGCATCTGTACACGTCAAACAACCATCCATCATGATGGCAGAGAGTTGATTGCACTTTGGGCAGAGCAACATCTTTTGTTCTGGCTTCTTCTCCAACTTCTCGGCCAGCATCACCTTTGCGACTTCTGCCAGTGACTCATCCTTCTGATACAGGCCAATCGCAATCAAGTGATGTTCAATGACTTCACCGATCTCAGACACCAGCGACGGCATCCACTTCCCTTGTTTGAAGTATCCGCCTTTTGGATCAAAGACCGATTTTAGTTCCTCAATGAGAAATGTACAATCACCACCCTTGCGAAATACTGCACTGATGACACGAGTGAGTGCTACAATCCATTGAAAGTGCTCCATCGCCTTCGAGTTCACGAAGATTTCAAAGGGTTGGCGTTGATCTCCATTCAGAATGATGTCGTTGATGGTGATGTACAACGCATGATCCGACATAGGTGTCTTGATCTTGTACGTTTCACCATCCAAATGTTGTGGGCGAACGATGGCTTCGTGCATCACCTCTTGTTCGACTTCTTGTGGAGTGGATTGAGGTTGTTCTGTAACCACATTCCATCCAAAGATCTTCTGGTCTATTTTAGTCATTTATAGTCTCAAAGTGCATATCACGAAAAGCCCAACATCCTGCTTGCCCTATCATCCACATATAGGGTTTTGTGTACATCAACTTGCGTGATAAGCAGAGTGGCATATACATCACGATGAAGTAGCAGATGGCTTGGATGAGTTTCATTATTTAGCTCCGAGCATTGAATTCGTCTTATTGCGCTCGATCTCGCGGGCGAGTATCCACATCAAATAATTGCTGACGCTACGTCCTTGTTGTGATGCTAATTGCTTGACGGCATCCTTGAAGTCATCTTTAACCACTAGCGTGATGGTGCTATACCCTTCTTTCATTCCAATTCCTCTCGATGCCCAACCAAAGAACTTCGCAGTGATACCGCTTCCAGTCCTGCTTGGCGTTCTTGAGGACGCGCCGCGTGCATTCAGGAATCATGCGCCGCGTGCACCCAGGCGCATAAGCCACCTGCGGCTGGCCTTGCGTGACGCCATACACCAGACGCAGCAATCGTTTCACCGTGACTCCGCGCATTTCCTGTCTCCGTGTTTTTGATGAACATATTATACTGTAAAACATACAAACATTCAAGTATTTTTATGTGTAACCTGTACGATATTTTCTATTGATTATCGCAATCAGGCTTGATATAACCACATCATCTTATGATGCAGGTGATGGATAATGGACGTAACCTTACTGTGTAGTGCGCTCGAAGCGCCTTCTATTGAGGATGCGCTACCCAAGCGGTTCAGTGGCATCGCGTATTCTGGTGGCGTCGTACCAAACTTTGGCTGGTCTGGTGATGTCGTTATTGATCTCAGTACCATGAAGATGCCGACCAAACGGGTATTCGCCCTGATCAATCACGACCCCGACCAACGCGCCGGCGTCCTCTCGATTTCTCAGTCCGAAGATGCGATTCGCGTGGAAGGTGAGTTTCTTGACACCGAAGCAGGACGTTCCGTGGCATCCGAGTTCAAACAAGGTGCGCCTTGGGAGTTTTCTGTGGGCGTTCAGGGAAAATCACGGTCGGTTGATCGTTCCACTCCCGTCACCGTCAATGGCCGTCAGATGACGGTTGACACGATTATCGAAAACGCGCACTTCCGCGAAGTGTCGTTTGTTCCTGCCGGGGCTGATCCTAACACCACGGCGATAGCTTTCTCACTGGAGGATTCCATGAGCGAACCCACTGAAGCCACTCCTGAAGTGGAGGTTAAGCCGGAAGCGGCCACTCCCGAAAGCGAAGTGGTAACCGAGCCAGAACCGACTGCCGAGGCGACTCTTTCTTTCCAGGTGACCAAACTGACCACCGAACTTGAGTTGGCGATGTCTACGGCCAACGTTTTCCGTGAAGAGCGTGATGCCATTCAGGTGCAACTGTCTGCCGTGACTACCGAACGTGATGCCTTCAAGGCAGAACTGGATGCTATCGCCAAACAGAAGCGTGAGGATGAAGTGCGCGCCCTGTTCTCCATCCTGCATCGTGAGTTTACCGAAGAATCGGCTCTGCCCTACATGACGATGAGTGGTGATGCGTTCTCGCTGCTTGGCAATGATCTTCGCGCCTTGTCGGCCACTCTGGAAGTCACTCCAAAGATGGATGCCAACTTGTCGGCTGAAGTTGCTGTC